GGGCAAGAGCATTAAGACCAGCTACCTCATGAGGAGCCATATGCACCAGCATTGTGTCGCCACCACGACCACGCGAGGCTAAATCTTGAGCGGTCGAAGAAACATTACCACCTTCAGCATAACGAGGGCGAAACTGTTCAACTGTGGAGTAATACTGAGGACGCCTGCGCATCATGGGGTCGCCAATTTCAATACCAGCAAGCCCGCCTACTCTAGGATCAATACCGGTACGGCCTTGGCGCATCGCCATCTCTACCATCATCTGCTCGCGCTCTTCATCTGTAGGCCGCAGCGCAGCTTCTTTTTCACGAAGCTCCTCACCAAAAACTACGTCACGTTCGTAAGGTCGATATTCGTATCCTGTGATTACTCGATTCTTGTCGTATATGGGCTTTGAGTAACCGCCAACCAAGCGCCCTTGATCGTCAATGTAGTCAGCAATATTAAACGTAGACCCTGCCTCCGCAGCAGACAGCTTAGACATTGGAGGTGGCTCACCACCCTCAGCCATTTTAGTTAGGCCACCTGTACGCAGTCCTGTTCCAGATTCTGCTGCTCCAGGCCCTTGAGACCCACTTGCTGCTCCAGACTCCCCCGCACCCTGTCCAGGACTACTCGTTGCTACGCTCTCAGGTGCTGGATCTTGCGTAGTACCAAGTGCAAATCCAATGTTCCCTGCAATAGTACCTATTGTGTCTGCAAAACCACGACCAGCCCCACCAGGAGAATTGGGATCGCCCTCAAAACTACCACTACCGTCATTACCAATAAAGCCAGCTTGATTCGCGTTTATATTATTTAATCCAGATGGCGATGTTGTTTTTGCTGGGGCTGGTGTAAAAAACGTAGGTGTTGGCGCTCCATAAGCACCGGTTTGAAGAGCGAAGTTTTGAGGTAAGCCTCTAGAGGTAGGTGCTGCCGTGCTAAACAAACCTCTTGGGCGTGATTGATTGTATTGGGCTTGAATTTGTCCAACGGGCGTTCCAATAGCAGCCGCTAACTCAGCAGGAGAAACACCGCCAACATCCATTTGATAAGCAACATCGGCTGGGGTCTGCCCAGCAGCAGTCATAGATTGAATCGCGTTTCGTAAAGACTTTGGAGTAAACCCTGATCCACCTAAAGGAGCTTGCCCGGACGTTAACCCAGGCATATACATAGCAGGACGAAGCTGAGCTAAACCTCGACGCAAGGGGGCAAATGTCACGTTACTTTGAGTCTGGCGTTCAAACCTTGGAATACCATAGATTTGTCCTGGCCCAGGAGTTGTCTGAGCAGTAGGTGGCGCAGCCGCGCCCTCAGGGGTTACTGGGGTTACTGGTGCTGCTGGAGTTACTGGTGTTACTGGGGGCCTTGTAGCTTGTTCAACAAAACTTTTAATGCTTGCAATGCCTTCAGCGTTTAGAAAATTTAATTCAGGGGGGAGATTAGGATTGGCGTCTAAAGCAACAGCCGCTGCTCTGTACGCTTCTTCTCCATATCCAGCTAACTCAGCATTTTTTACTAATCGGGCAGCATCTTCATAGTTACCCTGATTAATAAGCGCATTGAAATCGTTTACGTATTTCTGAGCGACAGGATCGACTGCGGCAGGGACAGGTTCAGGGGCAGGGGCGAGATCTAAATAACGCTGGGATACATAGCCAGGATCTGCTCCGGTTACACGAGCTACTTGCTCCGGGCTTACCCCCGTTATACGCATAGCCTCAGCAATCTGAGCTTCAGATATTCCAGGATTCTCGGCAAAATATTGGGCGACTTGAGCGTCTGTAAAACCGCCCTCTTGAAAATGTCGAATAGAGTCAAGTCCGTACATGTTTATTCCTAAGTGGATGCTGACACCCAAACAATTGATCCAATCGCTGAAGGGATAGCTGGTCGTGCAAAGGGCGACACTTGTGCAACATCATGAAACATAAAAACGCCGTCAGTGGCAGGTGACACAATGTTTGCTTGATCTGTTGCCCAGTATAGTTCTATCTCATCGCCTACAGCAACTTCAAACGTAGCCTCAGAATACGCCGTGGTAAACCCAGGTATAGAGGCGCTCTTTCTAGCCGGAACTGAAAACGAAGTAGCAGAGTTCGCTACATCTACCGCATTGTTTTGCAGCCAAACAGTTACCGTGTGTTGTGCGTTATCTGTGTTGGCATATTGAAGACTGTACCGAATCGTATATACACCAGCAATATCGGCTGTTGCAGACCCCGGAGAATTAAGCGTCCAGCCAAACCCAGATTCTAAGGTGTCAAAATTAACCACGGTAGCTGTATCGTTTGTGGTTCTTTGATCGGTTGAGTCGGATGCGGCAATATGAGGAAGAACTATTCCAAGCCCAGGACCACCACCATTCATTATAGTCGTCAGGTCATTTAGGTACCGGTCAAGCAAATTAAAATACAAACGAAGGACTCGGCTTTTGTCGTTCTCAGACATAACATCGTATATCTGCGCTGGTAACGGCAGAGCGGGTGAAGTAAATTTTTTAGCTATTGTCATTACCTACGTCCGTCCGGTCGAATATCCAGCCGTGGGGAACCTAACTGCCACTGCACACCTACCGTGTCGGATGCCACTCTAAGCGCCATCTGTCGGGCACGGGCACGAACAAACACTTGATCTGTGTAAATGTTGGCAGAAGTCTCAATGACATTCTGCGTATCCGAGGGGTCACCTTGATACTGAGAGCCTGGGAAATTGCGTGGGCGAATAGCCAGCGTCACCGTCGGTGTTGCTGCTGTGGACTGGTTGTAGTTAATGTCAGGAATAATCCGTCGAGTCAAAATAAACTGGTCGCCATCGCCTAAGTCAAAGTCATTTGACTGGATAAAACATGTCATAGCTGCGCCGTCGTCGTTTACACCAACCTCGTGTTGGAAAAGGTTGCCGCTGTTTGGGGTGCCAGCAATCGTGTCTTCGTAGGTATAGGGTGCCGTGTAAAGGGCAGTAGGGACATCCCTTAGTGGCGTATCAAGCCATGCTGTTCGGCCCAGGTTACCAAAATACCAAACCTGCTCTAAGTGATTGTAGATCACATACCGATTGTTCCAGTTAGAGTCGGCACTGGGATAGAACCACCAGACCTCATTGAAGCCCTCATTGGTACCAGAGACGATTTGATCGGCCTGAGCAAAGTTAATGTCTTTGTAAACGTATTCTCGAACGGTCGTTGGCAATGTTTGAATTTGACCAGAGTAGACATAGAATTTATCCGTACCCATCCAGTACGTGACGTTGTTGGCAGTTGCTGCTGCCCGTGGGCTAATAATGGAGATGTTGTCAGCGAGTTGCTGCAACGCAAACACATCCGTCGTGCCGGTAAACTGCAAGGAATAGAGCGTCGTATCTGTCCATACCAGAATCTCTTGCCGGGTAGCCTGTGTCGCCACAATCTCTGAACCTCGTGAAACACGAAGAAATCCAGCGCTACTTGCCGCACCGCCTGGGGTTGTGCCTGTGGGGTTCCAATACTGAGGCTCGTCTTGGCTGGCCCAGCGAATCAGAAGGGGATCAAAGTCGGTTGCACCACCTGCGTAGGGCTGGCACCCAAAGGCCAAAAGGTGCTTGTCATTCTGAGAAACCGTGACCTGCATAGCCAGCGTAGGGACTGAATCCGCGCCACTAAGATCAGAAAGAAGTATGGCCCGAGTGCCTAACGCTGTAGCAGGAGAGGCAGATGACCCACGCTCCCAATAGTAAATTGGACCCCGGCGGATGTTTGCCACCAGGTCGTTATCGAAGTTATCCATGAACCAGTCACGCTGGAGCAGATCAATTGGTGTAGGCCCACCAAGACCCCAGGGGTAACTGCCATTCCAAGCCGAAGCACCCCAGCCGTAACCTGCCGTAGTAAGGGGATAGCCTGGATGTATCTGGCACTCAATGTCGATAGCCGTGCCACCACCAGTGGCTGTAGAAGTTGCTGCTGTGGTAACGGTAATAGTGAAGTTATCTGCGTCCACCCGAGTCACAACATGCTCGGTATTAATTTCAGCATCGGGCACTCCACCCACATCACCCGTTACGCCAGAGATCGTGACGTAGTCTCCAGACAGGCATCCATGCGCCGTGACGTTAATGTTGACCGTTGTAAGGCTGATTGTTGTGTCAACGCAGTTGTCGGTTGCTGGGGTTGCGAGAGTTGCCCGCAGGGGGGTGATGTCGTAAAACTGCCCACCCACCTCAATATAGAGCTTGATGTCGGTGCCGACGCCAAGGAAGTTATCTGTAAAAGACGTTATCCAGTTCCAGACCTGGCGGCACACGCCAATAAAAGTCTCGCTGGTTGTTTTCTGCCAGCCACCTAATTTTTGTGGATAACCTGAAAAAAAGCGAATCTTGTCGCCGTCTGACCAGCCGCCCTCACCAGAGTAGTTTGTCTGATCACGGTTGATTCCAGGCTTGAAAACAAGTTTTAAAAATGACATTAGGCTACAAGTCCAGTTAGGTAAACAGTCTTGCCGTTTTGCTTTGTAGCAGTCATCACCTGCTTTTTTAAATCATTGGGGTCATAAGAAACGTGGACCCAACCCGAGTCTGGAATCCCGAGTGTATAAAATTCTAATATTAATTGACGGAAATCGCAATTGTCTGCGATCCATTGGGCTAAATCAGCGTTAGCGATGCTGGGAATCTCGATGTCTGCGGCAAAGCCCTTGCAGTGGTCCGATGTTGCACTGCCACCAACCTTGGCGTTAACCAATGGATGCCTGTATCCACTGTTGACCTTGACCCCCATGCCGTAGTAATCACGCACGGGCTGGAGAACCTTCTCGCACAGCAACCGCATATTCTCAATCTCAGTTGCCGTTGGGTCGTTAGCCATGCCATAGCGCAAAGCCGTCTCAGACTTGGTCATCTCGGATAAGGTGAAGTTTTGGGTCAGGTTCACTTTTTCTTCTCCATGATTTCATCGAGCTGGGCGCTCTTTTCCTTGCTGCCAGCCGACGATCCAAAGTAATACCCCAACACCATCGTGACCGCAGAGGTCAGTGCACCCAGTACATAAATCAAAATATCCTTGGAATCGGTATCCACATCTACAAAGATGATGACCCCGAACAGAATAAAGGTTAACCCTACCGTACCGAGAGCCAAGACAGGCGTGACGATCTTGCTCAGCATTGGAGCAAACTCGCTGGTGGCAATCTGAACCTCCCGGTCACGGGCAGACTGCATCTCTTTGACCTGCGCTTCTAACTGAGCTAGCTCACCCCGCTGCGCCATCTCCATAAGACTGGCCTGCGCCTTGGCCTTGGCCTCTGGGTCCGGGAGAACTTTGTCGAGAATCTTCTCCCCGATGTTTAGAATCGCTCCGATTGGCACCATTATTCTTTCTCCTTCATTGCGTTAATGGCTGAGTACGCACCCTTGCGGCCCACAATCCCACCAATGGCCCCGATGCACAACAACATGATGTCTTTCATTATCCCAAGAAAGGCTTCGTCGATGGGGGCGATCTTCTCCATGTCTTGGTCCACAAACATCACCGCAAAAAGTATACAAACCACGGAAATTGAAAGGATGCCAGCAAGCACCATCACAATAGTCGCCCAAACACGGACTTCGATCTGCTCGGTTGTTAAATCTTTAAACACGCTGCTTGGCCTCCATTTGCAAACATTTGGTGTTTACGCCGGGGTGTTCAATCTTTACAGCCTGCCTGCGAATCTCGCACTCGGCAAGGTTAGGGTAGGACTCAATCATTACCGAATCGCCCAGCACCACAATAAGTAAGAAATACATCATTTTGCGTACCTGAAGATAAACTCAATTGCCATGTACAGCACCAAGCACCCAACTACGACTACGGCTGAGACACCACCATAAAGGAACATGTCGTCCCAGAACTTCTTTTGCATATCTTGTTGCTCTTGCTTCATGCGAATCCGCTCAGCCCTGATCTTGCGGCGCATCTCTAAAAACTTGCGGTACCCGTCCAGGCTTCCGTAGCCCCCCTCAAGATCGGCAAAGGCACCGTACAAGAACTCGTGGCGGATCTCCTTCTCCATCTCCATGAGCTTATGCTCGGCCTCAAAGACGTTGAAGGCTTCTTGTGTGTCGTTGCCAAACTCTAAATTACCGAAGAGCTTGGGCTTCTGGGGCTTGTTCTTGGCAGTCGTTATGTGCTGCTCAAGCTGATCGGCTAGCCCTGCGTATTTACTAAGTTGTGACCAAACGCCCTCGGCCTCCTGAGCAAACTCGGAGGCTTTCTTGATGCCGTTCCAAACGGCAGTACAAGCAGCAAGGATGGTTATTGGGTCCATTACGTCTCACAATCGGTTGTCCTGTGAATCTCAATGATCGCAAACTCTTCGTTCACTGTCATTACGCCCAAACAAGCGATATTCCAGTCTGGTCCAGACTGTTCGCTCCATGATGGTACGTTTATACGAATGTGTCGAGCAAGGTACTCCTGCCCGTTTTCAAACACCCGCCAGACATGTTCTGACGATCCTCTACCCGGCTCCCCTGCGCTTCTGTTATAGCGTATGAGGTATTTATTCACGGGCCTGCTTGTGGATAAAGTTGGCAATGCAGTACCGCCCCAAGCCTTTTCCACAGTCTTCCTGCTTCATCTTAATCTCAGTGACCTCATGCTCGACCACTCCAGGCATGATGTACGTTCTATTAAACCACGGTTCAAACGCATAGCCATACTCTGTCAAGACTAAATCCCCGCCCTCAAAGGCTTTGGGCTGCTTGTACAAATAGGTCATTGCGGTCAGTACCGAGTAATCCTTGTGCGACTTATAGTGCGCCTCATTCTCGTAGTAGCTCACCAACGTGTTGTCATGGTTGGATTCTTTAAGCTGATTAAGAATGGTGCTGGGCTTATCTAACTGTATGCCGTATATCTTGCGGTTGAATTTCAAAACATTGGAGTAGCTGCGCTCCGCATAAACCCCGTCAAGAAATACACCTGCGTTCTTTTTCTTCGGTTCGCCGTTATGTTCCCACCGTGCGGTTCCCGTGTGTTCCGGCCCCATCAGATTCCCAGAAACAGCCCAAAAGTCTAATTCCAGGAAGATGAGCTTTAGCTCTTCGTCAGTGTAGGTGTTGTCAATAATGATGTATTCAAACGGTTCTCTACACAGGGTTGCTTGCAAGGGCTACTCCGGTCGGGTGGGCCAAAAGACCTCGTTGGGATAATCAGGGTTGAGCGGGATTTCTTGCAGCTTCTTGCGGTAATCCATCCACTCTTGGCGCTTGGCCTTGGTCATGCTGATGTTGTCCATCGCCACCATAGGCGCAGTTTCCATAAGGAAGTGGGCAATCTGGTCATCCACAACCTTTTGAATGTCTACAGCAGGATCAGGCACATCGACCTCAAACCAGCCCATGTCCGGGTGACCGGCCCAAGTCAAATCGCCCAAGCGGTCAATCGACGCTTTTAGACCAAATATATTCTTCCAATTGTCTGGAAGATCCTGCGGCTCATTTAGAGCTTCGCCGGTTGACAGTCTTTTTAGTTGCCACTTCTTCATTTTTAGCCTCTTTCAGATCGGGGCGACCACCATTGCCGCCAGCCATATAAACCACCTGATTATCATGCATTACGACTTTGTTGTGTAGCAGGCCGTCTTCTTCCCCGATCATCAGGTTAGGCGCACCGTCAGCCTTGGTTTTCTGCATCAGGATCTTGGCATCGTCGTTTTCGTTGGCAAATTCTTTGGCGTTTGCCAGGATGTCCATAATCCTCTTGGCTTCGTCGTCATTGTACCCAGAGGCACCAAGCTGTTGGAAGACCGCCATGTCGTTGACAAAGGGGGCATGACCGTTTAAATGCTTCTTCTCAGCCTCGGATACTCGCCAATCACGCCAGCTTGCAAAGTCATTACGGGGCTTTAAAGCGATGTTGCACCCAACATTGGCGGCTAACTGATGGATTAGCTCCACCACCTCGGTCGGCTGCATGGTACACCAGATATGCCTGCCTCCGTCTGAGCGCATCATCACTTCGGTAGTCCCACCAAAGGCGGTTCCTACGGTAATGGACCTGGCTCGGTTACGGTTGCTTTCTCGGTTCTCAAGATCCATCTCCGCTTCCATTTGGCGGAGCTTCTCGATGCGCTGAACCTCGATGGCGTTTTCAGTTTCACGGACTTTTTTAATCGCTTCAGATCGTTTCATTTCGGACTAAAAGTGAAGTGAAGGTGACCTATTGTAATACTGTCTTCGGTAAATGAACACTCAAATGGCTCGGTAAACTCAATCTTGTTGGTTACATACGACCCCTGGCAGTCGATCCATTTCCAAGGGACCACACCAAAGCAGCCCCAGTCAAAGCCCCAACCTTTATTGTCTTGGTCGTAGATGGTGCCCGCTTTATGAGGCGTTGCAGCTAACCAATAGGGGTCAACAACCATCTGATCGCCCTCCCATCGGCGGGAGGTTACAAGCTCTCGGGGGCCAGACTTCAATCCTCCATGCATCGACTGTGCAAACAACATCCGAAGATCGTCGTTTGGGAGGACAAAGCCTGGGTCACCAACGTAATAAATACCGGGTTGAAATATCATTGTGGGTTCCATGATATGACAATTTGACCTCCTGGAGAAGCCACTGTAATTGGTGATGTACCCCCTGGTGTTACAGGTACGCAGTTAAATGTTTGGGTGGTTCCTGCTCCGCCCGTTCCTCCTGCGCCTCCAGCCCCACCCGCATTTCCGGCGTTACCACGGCCTCCACCGCCGCCACCACCACCACCTGGTTGCCTGGGACACGAACTTGCTGTGGCGCTTCCACCTCCGCCTCGTCCCCCTCCGCCACCACTTCTTACAGCCTGAACACCTGGTTGTGCTGGCGTATATGCACACCAACCTGGCGCAGGGCCGGGAAATCTAAGCGATTGACATGAGCCTCCTATAGCCTTACGACCAGTCTGGGCGGGTGATTGAATAAAAGTGGGGGAGCTATTTTTTATTCGAGTGCTAAATGCTCCCGGACCACCAGTGTCATTTACTCCAACTAAAGGGCCGCATCTCGTTAACTGCGTTTCCTCGCTATTTGCGCTAGTCCAATTTGGATCGACTGGATGATTGTAACAAGCTGTTGTGCCCCCTCGTCCTCCTTGCCCTCCTATAAAAATACGAGCTGGAGGACTTAAATCGTTGGGCTGTACTAAAAGATTATTTCCTGGTTGCCCATTATTTGTTGCTCCAGCCCCACCTCCGCCTGAACCACCAAAACCTGCCGACTGAGGGCTGGAAAGAGGCGGCACGGGTACGGGAGATACGTGTCCTGGTTGTCCGGCACCACCACCATTACCTCCAGAACCTCCAGTGCCGGTGCTTGAGGCTATTACCCCTCCGCCTCCGCCACTGCCACCGCTTCCCCCTGTCCCTGCCGCACCAGCGTTGCCTGCGTTTCCTGCTGCGCCACCAGGAAAAGTGTTTCCCAAACCAGACGATGATTGACCTGGATTTCCTGCCGACCCAGCTGAGCCAGCAGAACCGCCTGTTCCGCTTCCGCCAGTCCCCCCAGGGTTAGGAGCAAAACAAGGAAGAGGATCATTCCCTGGTGGTCCGGTTATTCCCATCTGCCCCCCTGCTGCCCCTGAACCGCTAATAGTATTTGCAGTTGCACTATAAGCTAACCCCCCAACGGTCCCATCTAAATTATTACTGGCAGGTCGCCCACCTCCACCACCTCCACCACCTCCACCAAATCCAAGGTTTCCCGGATTCCCAGCGGTTCCTGAGTTACCAGGATTTCCCGATCCGCCTGTACCAGTAATACTGACCTTCTTCACCCCAGGCGGGATAGAGAAGGTTCCTGGTGCATTAAATGTTTCTGTTCCGCCGGGTACTAATCCGGCACCCAATACTCCTAACTTCGCTGCTCCGATTGGCATATCAACCTCCTAAACGGGAAAACTTAGATGAGTTCTCCCGCTGCCAGCCGGTCTTGCGGCTACTGAGGATTCCAGGAAATGATGACCTGCCCTCCGGGAGATGCGACTGTGATTGGTGCTGTAGAACCCGGCGTGACCGGTACGCAATTGAATGTAGTTGGATTTGCCGCAGAACCAGGGTTCCCCCCCCCCCCCGCACCTCCGGGGTTGCCAGCGTTACCACGGCCTCCACCGCCGCCACCAGCGTTTTGAAAGTTTTGCCCCGGTGACCCGACTGGAGCTGCACCCGAGCCACCCCCGGCACCACTTCTCACTGCTGAATTATTACGAGATACCACAGGGTTTAGAAAACCATTTATTGTCCACCCTGGGAGAAAAGGAGCTGTTCCGCCTTTTCTGTACGATTGACCAAATCTAATTCTGTCAGAGGGAAAATTTGGCATAAATGGGACATTGATGTACGGATCAGTGCTACCCGGAGCACCTGGGTTTGTTGGACCGGTACAAAATACTGGTGCGCCTGAATTTCCTTGACTACCAACATTGTAGGTTGCACCAGCACCACCCGACGTTTGAGCTGGGTAATTTGCGACCGCAGTATTTGGGAATAAATCTCCACATTGCCCAGAAGGAGGAAAAGGGGCTGTAATAGGGTTTGAGGCTTTTGTTGGGCCTATTAACGCTGGAACACAAAATCCAGTTGTTGTTCCACCTATGCCCCCGCCAAACTGACTACCTGTGGATGGATTTTGTCGGCCCACAGAACCGTCATTTGTTGCGCCAGCACCGCCACCTCCCCCACCGCTAACTGGATAACTAGGCCCCCCTGGGCAAAAAAATTGCATTCCCGCTGGACCTCCAGCACCTCCCCCTCCAGCACCACCAGATCCAGCAGATTTATTAGCAGAAGTTTCACTATTATTACTGTTGTTGGTCGAGCCGCCGCCACCGCCGCCGCCAGACCCTCCTGTGCCTGCGTTGCCTGCCGCTCCGCCGTTACCTCCAGCTCCGCCGGTAAATGTGTTTCCTAAAGCCGTTGATGACTGCCCTGTATTACCGGGATTCCCAGCAGATCCGGCGCTACCGCTTCCACCACTTGGTCCCGTGCTTCCCGGTTGTCCTTGAAATACTGGGCATCCGACAGGTCGCCCTGGGAAAGGAGGACAAGCATTTGGGTTCAAACCCCCACTAAAACCGCCAATAGTAAAATTAGCTGCGGCAATTGGTTGAAAGGTATTAAATCTACCCCCTCCTGTGCCAACATACTGTATGGGAGTTTGTTTGCTAACAGATGCACCACCCCCTGTTCCACCTAAACCGGGTTCCCCAGCATTACCAGCATTACCTGAATTACCAGGATTTCCTACCCCACCCACACCCGTGACACTGACTTTCTTCACTCCCGGTGGAATAGAGAAGGTGCCAGGTGCGTTGAAGGTTTCTGTACCGCCGGGGACCAACCCCGCTCCGAGTACACCGATTTTAGAAGATCCGATGGGCATGACTTACTCCTACTTTCTTAATGCCAGTCCGGGCCGCTGGTCGTATTTGTACCCCGCACACGGTCCATTCTGATCGACATAATGAAGCATCATCTGCACGTTGATG